GCAAGTTTACATCTTACGAAGGCAATGCTTCTACAGACGGTCCATTTATTTTTTGTGGCTTCCGCCCGTCTTTTGTGATGATTAAGAACGTAGATGCAGTCGAAGACTGGTGGATTCAAGACGCCGTAAGAGAACCATTTAACGGCGGTAATATGGCTAGAATTTCGCCAAGCAGCGGCGGCGCTGAATCTGACAATGTTGCTTGGTTTGATTTCGTCAGCAACGGGCTAAAGGTCAGATACAACGCTGGCGGCATCAACAATTCTGGCACACATATCGTAATGGCATTTGCCGAATCACCTTTTAAAACTTCAACTGCCCGATAGGAGGCACACATGACATCAATTTTTAAATGCTGCCACGGGCAGACCATTCGACCGGGCAAGGCGTGGACTGACGGAGACGGGGTTACACATCCCGCAAGCTGGCACACCTACAGCGCAGAGCGTAAGGCGGAGCTAGGTATTACCGAGATCGTGCAACAGCCTGCACCGGACAGCCGTCTATATCACTGGGGATATAACGATGACGGCACAGTCAACAGCACGGCCAAGTCGCTAGACGACGTAAACGAAGTCGATGAGGACGGCGATCCGCTGATGGAAGACGGCGAACAGGTCGTTACCAAGGGCGTCAAGTCGAACCTGATTGCCGAAGTCAAGGCGCAACAAGGTTCATTGTTGTCCCAAACTGACTGGGCTGTGATCCGCAAGGCAGACGCTGGTACGGATATACCGGAGAACATCGCAACCTATCGTGCAGCGATCCGGTCCAAGGCCACAGAGATGGAGACCGCTATTGCTAACGCTGCCGACACTGACGCCGTTGCTGCGCTGTTCCTGACGTACACGCTGGAAGACGACGGCACGACGACCAAGTCGGGCATCTTGTACGATTGGCCTGAGCTTTCAGAATGATAAGAAGGTTTTTCTTTCTCTGGGTTTTTACTTTAGTAACCTTAGCAGTCTATGCTACTACAGTTAAAGCAGATGAAATACCTTGTGTAGGAAAAGAAGAAAGTAAAATATTTGAACCTTCTGAGTTTGTTCGTGGTTATGGAATTAGAGAAGGAGCTTTAGTTAAACTGTCTGTTAGCACTGAAGGATACTGGCTTCTTACCCTATCTCCTCCTGAAATGGAAGGTGCAGTTTGTATAGTTTTTATGGGAACGGATTGGAAGTTTGTAACTTCTAAAGATACTAAAGAAGAGGTTAAGTATGGAAGGAGCAATTGATTTAAGAACCGTATTAACCTTAGGAGGTGTTTTGTTTAGTGTAGCTGGAGCCAGTGCTGTAGCTAAAATGCAAATAAAACAACTATCAGAAGCTTTAGAAGACGTAGAGCAACGTCTAAGAAAAATGGATAGCAGGTGTGACAAGCTTAATACCTCTACAGAAACTCAGGAGCAACGTATAGACGTTCTTTCTAAGATGGCTTCTCCAGAAAACCTTAGACGAGATCACATGCAACTAGCAGAAATGCTAACTACTGTTAAACAGCTTGAAAAAAATTACGACCGGATATATGCCATGCACAATGGAAAACATCCGCCGGTAGCCAACGAAAGGAAAGCAGAATAATGTTAAGCTTAGTGGGATCACTCCTTGGATTTGCTACTTCAACTGGCCCCGGCCTTTTCAAGATGTACATGGAAGGCAAGCAGGATGTCAGGGACAAAGAGCATGAACTTAAAATTATGGCTCAACAGTCTCAGGATCGTAGAGATGAGGCTGTAATTACCAGTGTAGGTGAAACTAACATAGCGGTACATAAGAATGCCGATGAACACACCAAACGTGCTAGTCAGTGGGTAGTCAACCTGTCTGCTACGGTACGTCCTCTGATTACCTACTTTTTCTTTCTTGAGTTTGTCCTTTTAACTTTTCTGTCAGCCTTCGGTCTTATTAGCGTAGAGTTGTTTGACAAGCTGTGGTCAGATGAAATCGTAGGTATCTTTAGTGTCATCATCAGCTTTTGGTTTGGTCAACGTCTGGTTAGCAAGTGGTCTAAATGATAAACAAGAAAGGTCTGGAGTTAATCGAAAGCTTCGAGGGTTTTCGTTCTGAACCTTACAAAGACGTAGCTGGTATCTGGACAATAGGTGTAGGATCAATATACGGACTAGACGGAAGCAGAGTTACCAGAGATCACAGGCCGGTTACAAAAGAAGAAGCGTTTGGTCTGATGGAACGAGACTTGAAGACAACGGTAAACAGGCTGGGAAATCTAATTAAAGTACCAGTAAATGAAAACCAGTTAGCTGCTTTAGCTAGTTTTGTCTACAACATAGGATCAGGAGCGTTTCAACGAAGCACAGCAAGAATGAAGCTAAACAGAGAAGATTACTTTGGTTGTGCTAATGAGTTTCTTAAGTGGAAGTATGCAAACAAAAGAGTTATTCCCGGTTTGCTGAGAAGAAGAGAAGCAGAGCGGCAGCTATTTTTAGATGAGGAATTAACTGATGAGCTATAGGACTGTCATAGACAAGGTTTTAACGAGGCTTAGAGAGGACACCATTGGTGCTGATTGGGTTGGGGCTATCTCCTCTGCATCTGAAGTAGATGCCTATCAGAAGCTCATTGGAGAGCTTGTAAACGAGGCTAAGGATATTGCCGAGGATTCTTGGAACTGGACTTCACTACGTTCTGTTGAAACAGTGACCACGGCAGCTTCTACAGCTACCTACGATATGTCTAACGTAACCGACAGGACACGTATCTTGCAGGTTATAGACAACACCAACGATAACAAACTGAAGCAGATCAGTGACTCACACTTCTACAACCTGACTTACATCGGTGACACTCAGACTGCTAACCCCAGCTACTATCGCTTGAACGATAATGACATCTCCTTCTGGCCTACTCCAGACGCGGTGTATGACATCAAGGTACACGCAGTTATTCCTCAGGCTGATCTCACGTCAGCTACAGATACCTTTACTCTTCCTGAAAATATCATCGTTCTTGGAGCTTACTCACTAGCTCTGGCAGAACGTGGAGAAGATGGTGGTACAACCTCTGACCTTGCTCTACGACGCTTTCAGCAAGCATTGGGAGATGCCATTGTACAAGACGAGAACCGAACTGTAAACGAGACGACGTGGTATGCCAGTTAAACCAGTTACCCCGGTAATCCTGAAGGGTATAGGTTCCAGAGGACTTAATACCCAAACTCAGAGTTCTACGATTGGTCCAGAGTTTCTGACTGAGGCTGAGAACGTAGTCTACGATCTAGAAGGTCGTATGGGTCCAAGGAAGGGCATCAAACAAATTACAAGTGCGGTAGCATCTCCTGTGAAATCCGTAGGAGAGTTTGTTAAATCTGACCGTACCAGAGAATACTATGGTGGTTCTGGAGCAACCATTGTAAAGTTGAACTTTGCTACTACTCCAGATACTCTGGTTACTCAAACTTTCTCAGGAACTCCTCAAACCATTACCGATAGTAATTGGCAGTGGATAAACTTTAATGATGAGTTCTGGGGTGTACAGGCAGGTCATAAGGTTATCAACTATGATGGTACAAACTGGTACGATATTGATGATCTAACTGGTTACCACGCTCCTTCTGGTGTTACTACCTTTGATCCTAACTGCGCTCTTGGTGAGTTTGGTCGTATTTTTTACGGCGGTGTTACTGAAGCAAAAGGAACTTTGTTTTACTCAGACAACCTCATTGGTCAGGACTTAAACACAGGAGCTTCTGGTCAGCTTGATCTAAAAACTGTCTGGGGTAATGATGAGATAGTTGGTTTAGGTTCTATTGAAAACAAAATAGTAATCTTTGGTAAACAGAACATTGCTATTTATTCTGGTGCCACCAACCCAGCTACTATGGTTCTTGACGAACTGATTCGAGATGTAGGGTTAGCAGGTAGAGATAACATTGTATACGTAGACTCTGATGTAGTCTTTCTAAGCTACGAAGGTCTTCAGTCGCTCTCTCGTATACAACAGAGTGACGGTAAGTCTCCTTTGGAAGGTTTATCTCTTACAGTGCGTAACGACCTTACAAGGCTGTTATCTTCGTCAGATGTGGGTAATATTAAAAGCGTTTACTACCAGAAAGAAGGTATTGTAATTACCTTCATGCCTGACGATAACAAAGCATACGTGTTTGATTTTACTGTAGGCAAAAGGGCGCTTCCCCGGATAACCACTTGGACATTTAAAGACAACCCCCTGTGTGCCGTCAGCACTTTAAGTGGTGAGCTTTACATGGGTTTATCGGACTCTGTTGCAAAATACGACGAATACTATGATGTAGCCTTGGATGGCGGTGGTAATGATGTTACTAGCGATTACAACTGGCTTTTTCAAACTCCTTGGTTGGACTTTGGTGACCCTGTGTTTACCAAGATACTCAAGCAAGGCTTGTTTACCATTACAGGTGGTGAGGGAGCAGCGGCTACTGTAGAGATTTCTAAGGATTACGAAGAGGACTCTAAGTTTTCCAAGACATTTAACCTAACCAGCGATGCAGTTAAGTTTTTATATGGCGCTGCAAACTCACTATACGGAGCAGCTAAGTATGCTCCCGCTGCTAGTCCCAAAGAATACAGGGTATCTCTTGCCAGAGCAGGTAAAACAATTAGACTTAAGATGACGTTTGACGTAACTGGTCATTACTCAAGCTTGATTAACACAACACTTCTTACCAAACAAGGTAAAGTTAGATAACTTTAAGAGGAAAAAGATATGTCGTCACTTTTTGGAGATATAGTAGGTGCAGGACTAAGCTTCTTCGGTCAACGAGAGCAAGCTTCAGCCGCACGAAAAGCCGCTGAAACTCAAGCACAGGCAGCTAGAGACGCGGCAGCGGCTGCAACAGATGCTGCTACGCCCTACACTGTAGCATCCCTCGGTGGTATAGCAGAGTTTGATCCAGATAAACAAGCTGCATTACTTACGCTCTCTCCAGAGCTTACGGATATTTACCAAGGTGGTCTTGGCCGTAGTGGTCTGTTTGGTACTCAAGCCGCTGATTATGCCTTTATGGACCCCTTTGCAGCAGGAGAACAGTTCTACCAGCAGATGCAACCTTTCTTTCAGGAGGAAGAGGACAAAGCTAGAACTGACTTAGAGACACGTCTGCTTGCACAGGGACGCCTTGGTAGCACCGGTGGTGCTGAAGAGCAGAGGGCGCTTGAGGAAGCTATTCAAAAATCCAGAGCGCAGCGCAGGACCGCTGGGTTTACTCAGGCTCAGTCTCTGATCGACACTCTTCTCGGTAGAGAACGTGGTGATATTGCACAGTCTGTTGGTCTTTTGGAAATTCCCATTGCACAGGCTAATGTTGGCCGTGGTATTGGAGGTAGTATTGGTTCGGTCGCAGCTTCTGGTCTTCAGTCTCAGGCAGCATCTCAGCGCCTTCTTGCTCAGACTGCGGCACAAGACCCCGGCTTGTTTGGTACACTAGCGTCTGGTATCGGTGGGATGATTAGACAGAATTCTTTGATTAACCAGTTAAAATCAAGATAGGAAACGTAATGGCTACTAATCTTCCTCCCTTTCTGATTAATTATCTTTTAAATCGAGGTCTATTTTCCGATAGATTTTCTGCACAAGAGGATACTCAAGAAACTTCTAAAGAAGAAAAAGAAGAACAAGAACTTACTTTTGAAAAAGTTCTTCGAGAGATTTTAGACGGTGGTCCTGACCCAGTAGATACTACTTCAGCTACTTCAGCTACTTCAGCTACTTCAGTTTCTTCAGCACCTTCTTCAGCATCTTCTTCAGCGACACCCTCAACTGGTGGTCTATTCAGTGGCGTACAGCAAGCTATAGATGATATTTTTTCTTTTGATCTGGATAAAGCTGCGGTAGATGCAGTTGAAAAAGCAACTGGACTTGATTTAAGTTTTAAAGGATTGTTTGGTATAGAAACCCCTTCGTTTATTGATGCCTATAATAGAGCGCGGCCAAGTAACGTAACTGATGCTATCATGAAAAGCCCTAATCAACCTGTAGGAACAAAGATCGCCGCTGGGCTGCACCGAGGTTTAATGGCCCTTGCTCCGATGAGTGTTACGGCTGCTGGAACAGCACTGAACGCCTTCACGGGAGCTAGTGATCCTTTTGATCCTGAGAAAGATATTGCAATAAACTATGATCCCCATGCTAATGTAACTACAATTTCATCCAAAGAACCTGTTAATTATGATCTTGAGTTAGACCCTGAACCTAATGTAGATAGACATCAATTTGGTATGGCTTTTGACCTTGCAGACCTAATGGCTGCGGAACAAGCGGGAAAAATTTCAGGCATGTCTACGAACTATACTAAAGCTTACTCTGCGTGGGATTGGGGAGACCGCGGATTTAATATGGCGGGGGTAGTTGGTTCTTTAGACCCCGTGTCACAATTAACAAATGCTGCTGGTAAGACTTTAGGTTTTGATTTCAGTGGTTTTGCCACTCCCGGTGCATTTTCAACACAGCCTGACTTTACAAGTCCCTATGGATTTACTCAGGGTTACCACAGTCCTGAGTTTGATCCCGGAGCTAGAGGGCCTAGCTTAGACGCCCCATCTTATGATCCCGATACAGGTAAGCTTGATTTTGGATTTGAAGAGGGAACTCCCGGTCGTAGCACAACAAAAGGCGGTCCTGACTTAGACTTTAGCGATGTAAGTGCTGATGTTGATAGTATTTCTTACGATGATTCCGATTTTGACGATTTCTAATTAAAATTTAACGAGGAAAAAGAAATGGCAAATGGTTTTGGTTTGTTTAATACGCAGAACAATGCTGCACGAGTAATGCTACAGATGGAAGCTGAAAGGGCCAAGCGTATCAGAGATGCTGGTGCTGGCATGGACCCGATTGTTGCTTCTATGGCACGAGCGCAAGCAGGTATGCGTGAGAGTGTGGGTGACCTAACGAGAACTGGCATGGGACTCTTTGGTAAGCCAGCCGCTGAAGACCCTCGTCTAACTATGGCTAAAGAACGTGACAGAGATCGTAACATGTTTATGGCGGAACTACAAAAGTTTCGCTCTAAGGACAGCGCCGGTGGAGAAGAAATTACTGAAGAAGAAATGAGGGCTGGTTTTTCCATGCTTCTTCCTAAGTATCCAAACGAAGCTAGACAGTTCCTTGCTATGGCTCAGTCCATGAGAAAAGAAAAACTAGATGAGATAAAGGCACTATCTGATAGATACGCTTCTCAAGCAAAGCTTCTTAAGGCACAAGGATTAAACGTAAGCTCTGGAGACATAAAAAGAATAGAAGAGCAGGTAGAAAAAGCAATGGGTTTCCAAGGCATGTTTACCTACAATGCTGATGGAAAAGTCATATCGTTAAAAACTGGAAGCTCAAGACTAGCTAGCCCGGAACTTTTTAATACAGCTAATAAGTATTTAACTGAAGCTACAAAAGTTTTCGTAGAGGGTAGCAAAAAAGGAGGTACTGGTCCCGGCTACGTAGCTATGAGAGAATGGATTACAAAGAATGTTAAATCTTTCGGTAAAGAAGGAAGCGGCACAGGCTCTGGCCCCGGCTCTGATAATGACCCGTTAAATCTTCGGGGTAATAAGAAGGGTAAAACTTAAAATATGAATATCCAAGACATTAGAAAACAATATCCTCAATATGATGATATTTCTGATGAACAACTTCTAGAAGGAATTAGAAAAAAACATTATAGTGACTTAGATAAGGATGTTTTTTATTCTAAGATAAATAGAGTTACTCCAGAAACACCTGTTTCTGAAGACACTCCAGCTACGCCTGAAACTTCAGAAGATCAGGAACTTAGAACACAAGACCCCTTTAAGAAAGAAATGGAGGCTCTTTCAAGCATAGTTGACAAGGCTAAAACTTCTGATCCAATGTCAATGATTGGAAATGCTCAGGTTGAAATTGGAAAAGCGCAGCAAGTGTCTGGCAAAATTTGGGCAAAGGTTTTTGAAAACATAGGAACTTTTGTTCCAGAAACTTTTCTTAACATTACAAAAATTTTAGCCCCAGAAACTGCGGAAAGGATAGAACAGTCTGAAACTGGACAGGCTGTCTCTACCTTTATAAACAATCTTAATCCTCTTACTGAAAATGAGAAATTAGCTGCTACCCTTGTAAGTTATTTGGGTCTTGTTACTGCTGGAAGAAAGATAAGTAAAGACACTTTAGAACTTCTTGTGAACAGGTTTGGCGCTCCTAAGGCAAAGAAAATTGCCATTGAAATGAACAAGCAAATGGGAGGTAAAGCCAAAGATTTACAGTCAAGAGGGCAACGTGTTGCCATAGGAACAGGAATTGCTACGGGAACTGCTGCTACCTCTATTGCCGCAGATGTTGCTCTTCGCCCTGAAGACTTGATTCTATCCGCTGAACTGGTTGATAACTTTCCAGAAACTTTTGATTACATTGCCAGAGAAATTCCTTTTGGTGATAGCTTTGTAAAGCTTGCCAATGACCTTCGCATTGCAGATACTGACAGTGAAAGAACTAAAGTTCTGAAACAGTACGGAGACGCGGCTCTTCTTGAGCTTCCTTTGAATGCTGTAGCACAGTCAATTTTTATGGTTGCTAAGTATGGTCCTAAGGCAACTATGGAGGCTGCTAAGGCAGGGGCCAAAACTAAACTAGGAAAGCGTATAGCCTCTGGTCTACGCCCTGTGACGGAGACAGTTGCAAACATCAATACGAGAACTGGTAGAATTCTTACTTCAAGGGCAGCATTGCCGAAAATCGGTGACGATGATGAGATGATGCAAGCTGCTATAACTCTTCAGAACAGCCGTAAGTATTTTGAAACTCAGGTAACCTTCCGTCTTAAAGAACTTCAGAGAGCGCAGAAGAGATACGGAGTTTCTGATGATGCTTTTAAATCCTACTTTAATACAGGAAAGGGTGACATAAACCCTAACGTAAAAGAACTGGTGGATGATTTTAAGGTATTAATAAACCAGAATGAGGCTGAGATTGCAAAGATTCTTGGGTACAAGGATGGAAACTTTGGAGTTCGTTCTGATGGTCAGGACTTCTATGTAACACGTCAGTATTCTTCTGCTCTTAGTCCTAAAGACAACAAGAGAATGAAAGAGGCGATCCTTGCCTATGAAAATAAAAAGACTATTTCAGACGCCTCTCTTGAAAACAGGATCAATGGTGTTATAAAACTAATAGACCCAGAGGATGAGCTTTCAAGAAGCCAGAGAGCCAACGTCATGTACAACATCATTGAAAACATGAGGGGTACTGAGGGTAGTTGGCATCGTAGCTTGTTTGATGGTGTAAGCGATAGACATGCTAGGTCCGTTGCGGAGGCAAACGCCAAGAGCTTGTTGGCAAGAAAGGACTTACCTGAAGAATTCAGAGCTTTTCTGGGTGAGGTTAAAGACCCCTACAAAGGTATTCAATCGACCGTATTGGCTCAAGGTCAGGTGCTTTCGCAGCTTAGGTACTACAAGGATATCCAGAGGATAGCCTCTCAGACAAAAGGGAAAGAGTTTGAACTTCCCGGTCTTGTTCCCTTCCTTCCGTCTCGTAAGGAAACTTTTAAAGAAGGTGCCGGTGCTGGAGATAAATACCTAAGTGAACTCATGCGAGATGCTATGGGTAAGTTTGGAGGTGTTAATAACAAAAGAATTCTTGAAGACCCCGCAGTTAGTGAGTACTTTGCACGTATGATTTCAAGGGGTCTTGATGTATACGACGTTAATAACTCAAGTAGTCTAATGAGGGGTCTGTCTAAGATAGCCTCCTTTGGTCAGGCTCTCCAGACTACTCTAGATGCTCCTGCTTACCTGTTGAATACCTCAGGTATGCTTCAGATGATGGTAGCTAATGGTCATGGGTTTAATCCTAAAAACTATGTAAGGGCTATATCAGAGATAAATACCCTAGCTCAACAGGTTATCAAGAAAGACGCTAGAGCTATTGAAACACTAGCTACGCTTAAACGTCTTGGAGTTATTGACCAAGATGTAACCGGCGAAATGATTGCTCAAAATGCACGTATCTTTGGAGACAAGCAGGGAAACATAGCAAGCAGGGCTTTTTCTAAAACAATGGAAAAGGCTGGTAGGCTTTATGGACAACCAGACTTGTATGGAAAGCTTGTTGCTTTTCAATCTGAAGTAGCCGCACAGAGAGCGATGTTCCCCAACCTATCTGCAAAACAGATAAACGAGAGAGCGGCAACCATTGTCAGGGACACCATGCCAACTTACGGTTCTGCTCCTGCTTTCTTCAGGCAGTTTTCTAGAATTCCTGTGGTAGGTAACTACACCCTGTTTCCTGTAGAACTGGTGAGAACTACAAAGAACGTAGCCAAGTATGGCGTTCGTGACCTTCAAGAAGGATTGAGAACAGGTAACATGCGTCAGGCAGCTACAGGACTACGAAGGCTTGCTGGTCTGTCCGCTGTTGCTGTTGGCATGGATCAACTGTTTACTCAATCTAGAAATGTGTACGGCATAACAGATGAACATCGTAAGGTTATGGCTATTCTAAGACCTGAGTGGTCTGCTGGATCAGAAGATGTTTATATGGAACCTATTCATATAGATGAATTAGGTGCTGAAGCTATTACTCCTGAAACTGTTAAATCACAGTTTCCTGAAGATGATTGGCCTGATATAAAAGAGAGGCTTGGGTATAAAGGAAACTACAAACAGTTTATAGCCCAGCGTGTTGAAGAACAGAAAGAAAATTACAAACCTTTCATCAGGACAAGGACCCTTAACTCTGCTGCTTTTAACACCTTTGACCAGATAGTTCGTCCCATAAAGCTTCTCACTGGGCGTATCTTTGGAGGTGAAACGCTGTCAGAAGAAGAACTAGAAGACCCTCTAGGAAAAGCTTTAAATGTAGCGTTAGGACAGTTCGTATCTCCTAAGATTGCTGTACAGGCAGGAATGAATGTTCTTACCGGGGTAGACAACAGAACTGGTAAGCCTGTATATGAAAACTATGCAGGTATAACTACCGAAGAAAAAATTTCAAACGGTTTAGAAACTCTTCTTAAACCTATAACCGCTGGCGGAAGTTATAAAATTATAGATGAGTTTGCGAAAACTCAAACAGCGGAGGAACTACTGGGCTTAGGAAGGGCTGAAAGAGCCAACGGAAGACCTTTGAATGAAAACGATTTAATTTTCTGGGGAGCTACTGGGGGTCGTCCTCGAACAAGAAACCTTACTATGGAAATGGGATACAGCCTGTACAAAGATATGCTTCCTTTGACTGCTTCTAAACAGCGTCTTCAAAATGAGATAAGACAACTGGAGCCTCAGTTGTTGACTGAAGAAAAGATGAATGAGTTTTCAGAGCTATACAGAGATAGTCAGGAACGCAGTAGACAGGCAATGAGAAAACTGAGTAGAAAAGTAGAGAACTTTGCCAGCGCGCCTGTTCAAGTTATAAGAAGGCGTAATGGCAAGAAGGTAGTGGATCAGGAAAGGGTAGGTATCCCTCGTGTTCTTGAGGCTGCTACCAGATCATTTACAGCCAACGCTAACCCTAGGCTGATAGAAAGTCTCCAAGCTTCTCTTAATGAACTAAATAAAACAGTAAACAATCAGAAAGACAGGTTTGATATTGCTTACGTTCCTGATGATATTTTTACGGATTCATTTATAGACGAACTTTTGAGAAAAAGATTTACTATGGATCAGATAGCTGATTTAAGTGAGAGAATAGGAGCTATAAGAATTGAACAGGCGGAAAGACCTTTGTATCAAGACCCACCTGAGGAGGCTAAGTGATGGCTACGTTTAGAGAAGAACTTGGTCAGGCGTTTATGCAAACTCCTTTTGTTAAGGCAGGTTTGCTGGGACTAACGGGTTCACAAGTTGCTAATAAAATTCTTTCTGAAATGTCTACAGGAGAAAAAGCTCAACTAGTTACGTCTATGGTTCCATATCTAGGAACGACTACTAGCGTTGGTCTGGATAGTTATAACTTCTATAAAGACCCCGGCTTAGGAACTGGAACAACACTAGGGCTTAATGCTTTCCCTTTCAATAAAATTGTTAGATACTTGAGAAGCGTTGGTGTTGAAACGGCAAGTCAGTTTTCAAACATACTTTCTGAGATGGCAAAACAAACCGCAGAGTCGGGCTTAGGAAATACCCCTAACTTTATAAGAGCTTTCTACGGAAAAGGGCCGGGTGGGATGGTTGGTCTAGGCGAAGCTGCTGTAAAAGGTTTGACTAATGAAGCTGTAACTAGGGTAAGTCCCCAAGCTATTGCCGCACGGAGGCAGGGCGTAACAAAGGCAATACAGAACAGGGCTAAGTTAAGTTTGAAAGAGTTTGATACAGCAACAAAAGAACTTCCTATCATTGATGAGAAAATTAAAGCTGCTAATGATTTGGGAAACTATGGTCAGGTAAGAGCCTTGGAAAAAAGAAAAGAAAAACTTACTGAAAATAAGCAATCAGCCCTCAAGAAAGTTATGGGAGCAGTCAACGCACAACAACTTTATAATGAGCAGTACGGAAGAGGTCTTTCAAAACTAGGAGAAAAAGTAGAGGGTCTGGCTATCAGAAAGTTTACAGACTTTAAACCTCAAGACTACTTCGATTCTGTAAGAGAAGCGGGTGGAAACATGGTGCCAGCTATATCTCGTTCAGATACAGACGTAGCCTTTAGAGAAATTTCAAGTGCTTGGAATGTAAACCCCGATAAGAAATACAGACTTGCTTTGAGAAACCCTTCCGCAGGTGCATCTGGTAAACTCATTGATCCTATCAGGAAGAACAGGAAAATTTTAGGAGGGGTAAATAGGAGACAACTTGCTGAAGTATTTTCTGAAGGTGGTTTCAATAGTAACAAAGAACTTCTAGAGGCTTTGCAAAAAGTACCTAACATTAAAATAAGAAATGTAGAAGGTGTTCTTAAGAACAACGAATCTCCCGTGTTGATGGGTAGTTTTAAAAGTGACGCTGTTGACTTGGGCGGCGTTAATGTTGTAACTACGGTTAAACCTGATGGAAAGATGTTTGCTATAATCAGCGATGAAAACGATCTTCTTAACATTCCAAAGGTAAACAAAAGTCTTAAAGCTCCTTTAGCAGACAGTAGAATGATTAGTGTTACCACTCCTGTAGAATTTGATCTGTTAAAGATAGCTAAAAAAGAAAAGGGAGAGAATGTTGAAGTCAGCATTCCTTCCGATGCTAAAACTAGAGAAGCTGTTGCTGAGGCTATCGGAACAGATTCAGGGAGGAAACTAGGCCGTGGCGCTGGTTCAGCTACTAAGGCTGATCTCGCTGTTACAGAATACATAGCCGACTTGAAACCTGAGGAAAGTGCGGGTGACTTGATAGAAGCTGGTGCTGGAGTAGCAGATATTTTTAAAAAACCATTGACGTTTTCAGGAGATGATGATGAGTAAAAGTAAAACGACAAACGAGCTTACCCTACCGTAGACCTCAGTAAGATTGGCCTCGGTAGGGTAAACTAGACTGTCCTAGCCGCACTCCTTCTGACCTGTCTCCGGATCAATGAAGCAAGCTGCACCCTCATCAGTATCCTTCTCCTCACTGACGTTCAGGATACCATAGCGTTTACCGGCTAGTCGGAAGGTGGTAACACCCTTTAGTTTACCCTTCCATCCCTTCAGGTATACATCCTTAAACTCATCAAACGTAACAGCATCACCGACATTGATGGTCTTTGAACAAGCACTGTCAATGAACGGTTGAACTGCGATCTGAATGTTAAGGTGATCGTCAGTCGTCAGGTCACTCGTCTGTTCTCCTTTCTTCTCAAACATATTCCACACGTAGTCCTTCATCTTCATGACAATCGGACCTTCGGGTAGCTGAACTGTGCGGTCGTACTCATAGGCAAACACAGGTTCAATACCACTGGATACGTTGTCGGCACAGAAGCTGATCGTACCTGTAGGTGCTATGGAAGTCAGGTGGCTATTGCGGATACCCTGCTTCCGTATCTTCTCCTGTAAGTCCTTAGGCAGACGGGAGATGAAACCACTAGCCATGTAACCCTCTTCCTCGTACAGAGGAAACGATCCCTTCTCTACTGCAAGATCAGAGCTTGCCTCATAAGCTGTGTAGGTCAGTGTCTTCATGATCTTCTTCGTCAACTGAATGGACTCAGGAGAGCCGTAGGACATCCCCAGAAGCGTGAAGGTGTTTGCTAGGGCAGTGATACCCAAACCCATACGACGCTTATCCTGATGGTCCTTATGCTGTTCCTCAAGGGGATATTTGGTACGGTCTATAACATTATCCATAGCACGTACCACATGAGGAATATCAGCCTTCATTTTGTTGAAGTTAAACTTTCCATCCTCAACATATTTAACAAGGTTGAATGAACCAAGAAGACAGGCACCGTAGGGAGGCAGAGGTTGCTCACCGCAGGGGTTGGTCGCTGCGATAGTCTCACAGTAGTTCAGAGGATTGTCCTCGTTGACACGATCAATGAAGATCACACCCGGCTCTGCCCAGTCCCAATTGTTACGCATGATCTCGTCCCACAACATACGAGCATCAATGGTACGGTGCTTCTCGCCTTTGTACTGGAGATCAAAGCTACCACCTTTCTCCACTGCCCTCATGAACTCATCGGTAACAGCCACGCTGACATTGAAGTTGGTCAGGTCTTTATCGTTCTTCTTAGCACGGATAAACTCTTCGATGTCTGGATGATCGACACGAAGCATACCCATCATGGCACCACGACGGTGACCCGCTGATACTATCGTCCTGCATACCGCATCAAAGATGTGCATAAATGATACAGGACCACTGGCAGAACTATCAAGAGATACAATGCGAGAACCGCGAGGGCGAATAAGAGAGAAATCGTAGCCAATCCCACCTCCGCGCCGCATTGTCTCAGCCGCTTCAGAAGCTCTTTGCATGATAGAGTCCATAGAGTCTTCAATTGTACCACTGACGAAACAGTTAAGCGCCGTAACATCCCTCGGACTTCCCATAGCAGATTGGACCCTGCCAGCAGCGAGGAACCGCATGTCCATAGTGATTTCTTTATACGCTCTACGATGTTCTTCATCATCCGACATTACTCCTGCTTGTCTGTTAATTGCTTCTTCAAAGCTTTCATTTTGAAGACGATACTTCATAGCGTGAAGATCGTCACATGGTTTGACCAGCGGTCCTACTGAGTTTCTTCCGTACATATCTGGCTTTCTCCTTTAGTTTTAGTGGTGCGAAGTAAAAGTAATTTCTGAGTATTCTTCGCCCTGATCCAAGTGTGCTTTGAAATCTTCAAGAGCTTCCATAATAAAGTAACTAACTGTTCTATGGTTTATTGCTGCCATCTCTTCTATAAAGCACAGAACATCAGGGTCTAGTCCTTCGTTTACCAAAGCCTTGAAGTAAGCTTCTTCTATATACTCTTCCATTACTTCTCTCCAATCTGGGACATCTCTCCCGCAAGTGCGCTGTATCCACATATGTCTACAAAGCTATCGTCTGTGTAGGAATGCTGAACTCTCGCAATCTTAACCAGCATCATCATAACAGCTACGTCAGTCGGTGTAAAGTTTACCTCGTTATCAATATAATTAGACCAGTAATCTGCAATCCTTTTGTGGTTCAACCAAGCATCACCGTAGTCCTTCTTACGATCTCCGTTTACAAGCTCCTTGGCTTTCTCCAGTATCTCGTCACGTTTCATCACTCACTCCCTCTCAAAGCTTTCCAACTATTAGGATATAACTTTTTACAGTGTTTGTCAATACCCTTGGCTATCTCTCTCGTCTCCTCCTGACTGTCCTCGGCCATCCTCAGGTTACAGATACGAGAGAAGGCGTAGAGAGAACCTGTCCAGAACCACTGCGTATAAGCTGCCTGTGGTAGTACCATCCTAGCTTGCTCAGGACACACCCCCTTTTCGAGAAGATAGTCATAGGTCCACAAAGCTCTATCAACAGACGATTTGTAAGGGTCCGTCATTAGATTTTTAGGGTTGATGTCTATGATCTCATTAGACGATCCCTGCTTCTTGTCCTCTGAGTATTTCCGCCACACCTCTGGAAAGAAAAACTCAGGAGTAGTATCGACATATCTACGGGATATCTCGTTCCAAGTTAGACCCACCTGATGCTTACCCAGTTGTCTGGCTACGAAGATGGGAGCCTTAATTCTAAACTGTAACTGTGGGTGGCTGAAGGGGGACCAGTGTTTGTGCTTGGCAAGGTATTCTATAAGATCAACGTCTTTGGGCTTCATGTATTTTTTTATATTACCATCGTCATTCCAAAAGTTCCACTCGGAACCTTTATCAAATGAAACTCTGGCAGCATTTACGACACTGAGATCAGAACCCATGTTGTCTATCAGTTCAACATTCATTCGTCGTACTCCCTATTATACAACATAACGTCGTCAAAGTCAAGGTCATAAATTTCCCTCAGGACTTCCATACGATCCTCAAGAACATCTGAGAACCTCTCTAGAATATCCTGACTAGACAACCCCAACAACTCGCACAACAGAGGAGGATCAGTCACCTCTGATAGTCTCTCAATGAACTCTTTAATTGGTAAAGGCATCTGTAATATCCTCCAAGGTATACCACTTGAACTTCTCCTTCTCACACCACTCAGCCATCGTCATCTTGCTACCCTTCCTAAGTTTCTTGTCGGGGTTATATAGGAGGAAGACTAGCTGTTTCTTCTTGGGGAGGCTATCCCTAATGGCTTTGTATTTCTGAGTGTCCCCTACTCTAAAGAAACCTTTAGCTTCCACTAGAATATCAATCCTGTTCTTGTCGTTACGACCTACAAAATCAGGGATGTAATTCCGATGGACGACGTAGGGGACTTTCTCAGGTTCGTACTTACAGTGATCCTTTAGAAGGAGTCCCGCTGTTTTCTCAAAGTTATTCCGATACTTCGGAGGCACTTTTCTTAGACCGAGTAGCTTTGGTTTCACGGGTCAGAGCCTGAGTCATGCCGCCTGTCTGGGACACGAAGGGACTACCTTGGAGAGTCCAGCCGTCATTCAACAGTGCAGTTATCTGTTCCTCAAAGCGATCATGTCGGGGCGTGTTGACTACTTTAAATTCAATCATAGTTGTTCTCCTCTTGGTCTAGGTTGATCTCAGGGTAGGCATTACCCTTTCGATTTTTGGGTACGTTTACGACGGTAGTTAAGAACTTGGGACCAGAGCCAGTATGAAAGGCGCGGACTTCTGGATAACAAATTCTCTTGTATTGGCAGTAAGAGCAGGTAGTACAGAGTTTTAAGTTTCCTGATTTCCCATCCTCCTGTGGAGAGTAACATCTTGAAGGTCGGTCTTCCTGCTTTACGCACTTTTTTACGTGTTCTATCCTTTCCTCTATGCTTCCTGAAAAATGCTCGTGCATTGGATCGTCCTCATTATCAAGGTCGTACTCAAGGACAGCAAGCTTACCGCTGTCACGATCCATTGCCAGCCATGCCCACTTACGTTCTCCCTCTGCATGAGCATACGCCTTGATCTGATCGACATAACCGAAGTCGTCGTTGGCTGCTAGTGTACGGTCCTTGAACTTCATGAGTCCGTACTTGGTGGTGGACTTAACGTCAGTTACAATGCCATTGATCTTACAGTCCATATGACCCACCACACCACCGACAGATACAGCCTTTTGCTCATCGGTTACCTCATGTCCAGCCAGACGGGTGAACAGAAGAAGCATCTCTTCGATCATGTGTCCGTACATAAACTTGATGAGGGTGTGGGGCTTGATACGCTCACCACGGTAGCCGTTGTATGCGAACCACTGAACCAAATCGTTCTTGCCTACAGATGAGAGGCGAAGCTTACGTCCGTCACGGGGACCGGAGTCAGGGAGAAACTCCTTACGCATGATGTCCTTCATTGCCTCGCCGAACTTGTCAATCTCAGCTTCAACATCGACACCCTTGTCAGAGTTACGATCCTTCATGAGTTGATAAATGTCATCGACTAGTGTTGATAAAGTTTTACTCATGATAGTTCATAACCTCCCTCGTCAATATCACACGGAATGATAACTTTAAAATCATCTTCCTGTAGATGCTGCCTGATTTCTCGAATGGCTTTCCAGATTTCTTTTAGCTCATTGAGTTCTTTTGTTTCTCCTACGAGTGTATCAACGGTATTCATTTCAATCTCCTGTCTTTATTACGTTTAACAAATCTCTGAGGTCGTCAAAACCAAACCACTCATGCTCTCTTTTCAGGAAACACCACCTATTTTTTACAGGAGCAATTCGAACCGTGTCTTCTACTATGAAGTTGTTTTTCTTTTCTACGTAACTCAACCCTAAGGTATCAAACTGTGATCGTCTAAACTCTCTGGTTGACATGAGTATCTCCTATTTTATGGGACGTCCCAGATTAGTGGGTAGCTGCCCAGTTGTCTCCGACTTTGTACTCACCGTCCAGTGGGCATCTCAAATCCAACCTGTCACCCGCCGCCTTGATACACTCTACTGCCAGCCATCCGAACTTTTCTGCCTGAGTTTCCCTGACTTCAACTTGAAACTCATCATGGATATTACCAACAAAGCTGTAGTCTATACCATGTATGATAGCATACTCATTCAGTATTGTCAATGCTTTCTTCATAACTATTGCACCGGCTGACTGTAAAAGTGTATTCAAGGCTGCGTGTTCACTTCGGATTATCAAACGTCTCCCGTCTAGTCCTCTGAGGTGGCCTCGCTTGGTTGCCCGTATGACTCGTTCCCGTAGAGTTCGAAGAGATGGTGTGTTAGAGAGAAACTTTTCTTTAAGTTCTGCTCCGTCTCTGCGAGAACCGCCGACAATGCTTCCGATCTTGGCATCTCCTGCGCCGTAGAGGAAAGCATAGATAAAAGTTTTAGCGTTGTCTCTTGTTGAAAGGCCAGCAGCTTTCTGGTTTGCTGTATGTACGTCTCCGTTCGTGACTTCATGTGTGTACTCCTCATCGTTCATGTAGTGGGCTAACATTCTAAGTTCCAAGCCAGCAGCATCTACACCTACAAGCTTGAAACCTTTCGGTACTGTCCAGCATTCGCGGCACTCAGTACCATACGGAGAGTAAGAGGCAGGAACCTGTGCCATGTTAGGGTTACTGTGCGTCATCCGTCCCGTGACTGCACCAATCGTATTAACCCTGCCATGCACTCTGCCATCTTCCTCCACCGCTTCTATCCAAGACTGAACTTGTGCTGATCTCTTCTGTAGCAGTAGATACTCAGCGATTAGTTTGGCTTCGGGTATGTCCACCTCAGATAGAATACTCTCGTCAACAATGGCATGACCTTTCTCCGTGAAAGAAGAAGGCTCCCACCCGTAGAACTTCAGGTGCCTACCGATCTGTTGACGTGAACCTAGATTAAACTCGGGCCAATCTATGCGTGAAAATGGACCGCCAACGGTATCGATACCATCCCCAAGAAAGCGAAGACCAACAGAACTAAGGGAACCGTCCTTCTTAGTTTTTGGATGGACTTCCTTAACAAATACCGGTAGCGGCGTGAACCTTTTATGTACTTCATCTTCAACCTCCATACTTCTCTGTTTCAAACGTGCTTGGATATCGAAAGCTTTCTCAAGGTCAAGCACCCAACCCTTGCGTTCCTGTTGAGACACGATCTCCTGAACCTTGTGCTCCAGTTCGACGGACTCACCGGGAAACTGAGCAAGCCTTTCGCAGAGGGTAGTGTACAACTTGGCAGTTACCTCTACGTCACGCTCACAATACTTAATCATCTCATCAGATAGCTTAGTCCAATCATCGTGGTCACCCTTCTCAAAGTGAAGACGCTCACCCCATGCTCTCAGAGAATGTCCTCCGTCTAGTTGTGGGTTGAATAGACGAGAGAGAACCAGAGTGTCGATTACCTGTACGTTATCGAACGAGATACCAAGGTGTTCCTCTAGAACTATCCTATCAAAATTAATGATATTATGACCGATAACAATATCCACTCCATCAATCTCCTCCTGTATCTGTGAAGTTTCTGAATATGGTTTCAAAAAATTCCTCTTGATTTTCGTAGTCAGTTCCATCGTACCTACCATCCATACCTTGCTTACGGGCAAAGCGGTAGTTTCGATATCTAGTATAAGCTTCTTTGTCATGGATCAGTGTCTCACCGTTTTTCAAAGCTACGTGTTCTAACCTATGGCAGTTACTACATAGTATAGCACACTTCGCTGCTTCTTGAAAGAGTTCTTTGTTCAACCTGTGTGACCTCCACTTGGAAGACTTCAATCCAAACTCCTTCTTCGACGGATCACGATGGTGGAACTCAAGAACCTCCTCGGGATACTTACCTCCGCACACCTCACAGGCATAGTTGGTACGCATCTTTATGTACAAGGATCGGTTCAGTTTTCCTAGATCAGAATTCTTCATCAGCAACTCCATGCACTTCAGGCGCAGCACCGGCCACCATACGTCCAGTGTCGATCTCGTAGTACAGCCAGCCAGCATGTCCTGTCCGTCCTGTGCGACGGCACTTCACAAGCTGCACCTTGGTACAGTTACGGGTGTAATCATCGTCAGACAGCTTGTCGCGGCTGAGTAGCAGCGTGTTGAATGCTATCTGGTTGATAGACCCAGACCCTTTCATGTCGTACTCGTTGACATCGTGAGGGTCTTTGACGCTGGGCTTACGCAGGTGGGACACGATGATGATAGCCGCGTTAGTTTCCTTGGCAATCTTCAGGCACCTGTCCATGAAGTCATCGATCAATCCGTTCTCATTGGACTGCACCGCAGCCTGTAGAGGATCAAGGATAATCACTTCGCAGTCTAGTCCCTTGATGAGGTAGCGCATACGAGAGAACAGGTCGTCAATGTCAGATGATCCCATGTGGTCATCAATATGAATCCTGTCGCTCTCCTTCACCTCTTCGTAGAACTTACGGTAACCACTGTAGTCCCGTTCCTCCTCCGGTATCTGCTTGATGTTCACACCACCCACGACACTGACCACGTTCTCCGTAGTCTCACCGATGGATGACTCAAGGAACACCGCGCCGATCCTTCGGTTCGTCTCCTTGTACATACCGTACAACAGGTTGGTAACGAAGGTGGTCTTACCTACAGATGTTAAGGCACCGATCACGGTCACCTCCCCTGCCCCCATGCCACCGTTCATCATCTTGTTGAGCGTACCAAACGAGGAAGGGAAGGGGATAATCTCCGCCTTGCCACGGTTCACGAACGCATCCCAACAACTCTCGTCAGACAGTGAGATGACACCGGCAGGTTTATATTCCTCCGCTCCCCACCATGCCTTCACGAACTGCTGCACCTTACCACGCTGTAGCATCTCTCCTGCATCCTTGAGTGGGAGGGACACCACCTTGGCCTTGCCCGGTGAGAAGATGGACATCACTTCCTGAGATGCTTTCTTTCCAGCCGCATCATTATCAAAGCAGATGACTACCTTCTCGAACGTCTCAAGCCACTCCAGACTTTCCTTGATGTCCTTCGATGCTGCCGCTGCACCACGCTTCAGACTGACGACGGGATACTTCCCATCGAACATCTCAGCCACAGCCATCGCATCTAACTCACCTTCGGTAACAGTCACGAACTTACCGCCCTTGCTCCAGACATTCTGTCCGAACAGACCAGTGCCTTCCATTGTACCTGTGGTATAGAACTCCTTGCTTGGACAGCTACGTACTTTGGTTCCGACTACATCACCACCCTGTTCGTGGTAGGGGTAGTGGTGCTTGAGTGTCTGACCAGTTTCTCTGTCATGCTCCAGCGTCACGCCGTACTTCTCAACGATCCGCTGGGATATCTTCCTGTCACTAATTGGTCCTGATACACCAACCATTTCTAGTCCTCTCGTTTTATGGGATGATCCCAGATTTTCTGTGGGCAGTGTGGAGGGATCGACTGATCCCCCCGACACTACATGACCACACTTGAAGCAGTACCCATGCCCATCATCGTAGACTGCGAGGTTATCACCTGACTTGTCCTCGCCGTTCTCTCTGCATGATGGACACGGAGCCTTGCCAATGAAGGTGGACTCCCCCATCAGAAGTCCTCGTCGTCCGCTCCGACTTGTTCCGCCATCTCAAGAACTTTGATCTTCTTGAAGTACGGAGCAACGCCGTGCTGCGGGTGAGGCTTGCCCGGTTCCCACATCACCCGAACCTTGGAGCCGTACGGAATGTACTTGGAGATTTGATCTCCGTCCGCATCAAGCACCGGGAACCCGGAGAACTTGGTGACGAACTTACGCTGCGGCTGGTTCTTGTACTCACGGAGTTTGACCCCCTCCTGTGCGAGCTTGGCTGCTTCGTCAGGCTCCAGCGTGAGGACGATGGAATACTTCCCAGTGTCCTGTCCGTTGTAGCGTTCCGTCTCTTCGAGGTTCGAAAAAGCAACTGTTCCTTCTGTAATCATATTCAACACTCCTCTATTGTGTCATACATTGCGTTCATACTACACCCACTATACTACAGGAAAAAATCTCCACTGTCAACTACCTTTCTCAATCGAAAACTTTTTAACGTAGACACCATTCCACCTGTCATCTCCTAGCTGGGTAACGTAGTCCCGATATTCCAACGCCATCTCCTCAGACGTAAAGATTTTCTGAACCTTGGAACTGTCGTACCCGTCATATGAAAAGACAATCCATACCTTATCCATCGTAGTCACCCCTCATGTACTCCTTAAGTTCCTCATCGACAGCCTCTGCTGCCAACTTGCTCTTCTGACTACGAAAGACCTTCCGCTTGTTGAACTTGTGCATATCACGAGCGACAGGGTTCTTCTTCTTAGGTGCCTTACGACGACCATCTTTGATAGACATAACCAATCCTTTCTAAATTATGGGACATCCCAGATTTCTTAAGTATCCTAAGGAGAATAACATTAATGATTAATAATCTATCTCCTTAGGATACCTTAGTATCTTACACGTCTTCCTCCTCATTGTCAAGCACTGAGTTTACATCCAGAATGAAATCGAACTCATCCGTGTTTTCATAGATGGCACCGATGCACTTGTTGCAGGTGTCCATGTGATTACCGTCGATATCCTTTCGAAGTAATTCTGAATTGTTTAGTTTAACATCACAGATTTTACAGCGCATTTACTTATCCTCTTCTTTATTCTTTACTTGATCCTCGAAGACCCTCAGCCGTGCCGCTGCGTCACATAGCTTGGCATAATCAGACATGAACATATCTCCATCACATTCCCACATTGTCCGAACGGGACCGTTTACCAGCGGCACAAGTCGCAATAGAAACTCCTCGGCTGTAATTTTTTCGTCGTAAGTCCAGTTGTATTTCTTAGGCATCATGCAATCTCCTTCATTCGTGCGGCCATGCCGATGGTATACCAGATTGGTTCTGGTGTAAACTGCCACCGGGCCATGTAAGATTTCTCGTTGATGTAGTAGTTACGGTACGCCATGACGGTATTCTCAGGCACCTTGCAGTAGTCATCCATGCACTGAGGTGGATCAGTGAAGGGACCGTTTCGTAATTCATATGGACAGGTGCCCAAGTCCCTCACCATACCGATCCTCTCGGTCTTGTGAACCTTTCCGTATCTCTTCGTATACTCCTTACATAAACTATTAAGAAGGTTCCACAACCATATGTAATTACTACGGTTTTCCCTAGCCCACACTGCACTAGGGTGGTTCTTGTGCGTTGCCTTGTAGCACTCAATGCTAGGCTCCCCGTCGATCTCATGGTGCGCCGTGCTGAGTAACTGGGCAGTCTCCAGTATCATCTTGACCACGTGTTTGTCGCAGTGCATCTCAGCGCAGCGTTTTGGGTTCTCATGTAGGTAGAATATATTCATACGTTTACAACCTCCATCTTAGCTTGGACGACATGAACGCCGCCCTCAGTTAGAAACTCCAGACCCTCCGTGCTTCTGTATTCTTCTGAATATATAACACACATGATCCCGGCTTGCAAGATTAACTTGGCACACCCCATGCAGGGCGCATGAGTACATATCAGTGTCGCACCTTCTCCGCTCTCAGTACACCTAGCAAGCTTGGCTATCGCATTGGACTCCGCATGTAGAACCTGAGGCTTCGTCACTAGTCTTGGATGTTCATCAACGTCCGTGCTGTATAGCTCAGACTCGCAATTATTGTCCCAGCCTGAGGGTGTACCGTTGTATCCGATGGATATAATCCTCTCGTCCTTCACAATGACACACCCCACTTTCAACTTTCGTGCCGTGCTGCACTCAGCGAATGCGTAGGCAGTTTCCATATATGCAACTAAATGTTTCTGTTTCATAGGAATATCTCCACATAAGCAAGTAAAACTATAATCCAACAGAAGAATATACGCTCCTCTACTTTCCAGTGCTTACATATCTTCTTCCACATTATTCCCAACATTATCCCCAATCCTTTCTATCGTTTTCTTCACGCCACCCCCGCAAATACTCTGCAATCTGGGCCGCAGTCATCATCTCACGCGGTACCTTGTACCCCTTGCCGGTTCCATTAGGCCACCAGTGTGGGCTGTAGTTGCGATTGTAGAACCTGTCCGCTGATCCTCTATCGTATGGGCTTCCATGTGCATGTTGCATTGCGATTTTTTCTCCTGCTTTCCGTAGTTTCGAAATGATTTCCTGAGTTTCGTAGTTCATGTCTTCACCTTTCAATTTTTTCTCCTGCTTTCCGTAGTTTTGAAATGATTTCCCATGCCTTCGTAATTTTCTGAGGTCTTGAAGAATATATGTTCCCCGCTTCATGGTCAACCCACTCATCCTCCGATAGACCGCCTGCTATCTGTTCAGCCTTGTCATGAAGGAAACACATATCTGTTTGGTCTTCCATTTCTCGTTCAGTTTCTATCGTAACTGTAACCGCCTGCTTCACAATTCTGAAGACAGTCACTTCATATTGATAAGTCATTCGTCGTCCTCCTCTTTCAATTTTCTGGGACATCCCATGTTTCACAGATACTTTCTATCATAGACTGGTCCAGTTGTCTACAGTGATTTTCACCACCATATAGCTTCAGATATTTGTTGATATGTTTCGACGTGGTGCGACTGAAGTATTCCGTTGTTCTGAATGGTCCCTTGCAATCCCAGCCAGCGACAGGGGTTTCATAACTGAATAATATCGAGACGTTTGCCTTGGTATTCTGAAGTTCAGTCATGTTCGAACCGAGTTGTTTTATAGACATATTCATCGTTCAGTTTCCTTTCATGTTTTCTGGGACATCCCAGATTTCACAGCATGTCTTCCAATTGCCATGCGGCGAACGCTATCATACTCAGAACGCTACCCGCCGTCAAGCCTATCAGGGGTATTAGTCCGAAATTTTCTGGACCGATCACCATCAGGGATATCAGGCCGCATGTCACGGCTACGAATGCCGATATGATACCGGCGATTTTTACAAGCTTAGTCATCGTTCAGTTTCCTTTCATGTTGACAAGTGAACTCTATAGAACCCCCTGACGTGTGTCAAGGGGTTCCGTAGAGGTCACTTGAAGGCATTCATTCCAAGGGACTGTAGCAATTCCTCTCCCGTAAGTTCCTTAGTCTCCCTCGGCAACGGATCAAGTTCCTCGGCTACTGCCAGCAACTGGGCATTCGTAGCGTCAGGGATGTGCTTCATGATCGCAGACATGATGTCATTGATGCTAATCGTCGGGGTTTCCTCGGTGGCTTCCTCGGTGGTTTCCTCGGTGGTTTCCTCGGTATCTTCCTCGGTATCCTCGGTAGCTTCCTGAGAAGCCTTTTCTTCAGCTTTCTGAGCTTTCTGGATAGCCTTCCGCATGGCATCAATCTTCCGCCATCCGTTCGTCTCTCCCTCGGTCACGACCGCATCGAAGTTCTCAGATACGAACTTGATGTCCCGAACGTGGTTCGAACGGTCCGCCTGAGATAGACCGACGAACATGTCCTGAAGCGTCTGACTAGCGTCTATCATCTTGACAGTCAGAGACTTCGTAGGCCATGCGCCATTCGTCTCCTTCCAGATGATGTTAGCAGCGAACGGGTGTACTTCCAGCACCAGCTTCCGTGCTACCTTCGCATCGGTCTTGACTGCCTTCACCAGTTCCTTGTTGATGGTTTCGGCGGTCACTTCCACGGTTTCGATCTTCGACATGATTATACTTCCTCTTTCAGTGTTTCGAATTGATACCCTAGTTCCTTGGCTAGATCAACAGTGTCCTTCGTCAACGTCGTGGTTCCTGCTATTTTCGCCAGTGTTCTGGACGCTGAGCATACGGGATATATCCGACGGTTTCCGAATTCGTTTCTGATTTCAACTATACAGTTCAACATTTTCATTCCTTCGTTGCGTTGTCGATGAGCAGAACATAGGGAGAGGTTCTCAGGATGTCCATAGAAAAATTCTGGGATATCCCATTTTTTTCTGAATATCCCCCAAAGTGTGACAAATATGCAACAGTTTCCTGTATATATTATAAGGTGTCTGGTTCCGTTGTGGTTCTGAGGTGGTTCTGAGGTGGTCCTGAGGATTTCATGGGATGTCCCATATATCCATACTCAAGCACTCTTCCTTCTCTCGTTTTCTCCGGTAGTCCTGAGGCATTCCTGAGGTGATCCTGAGGTAGTCCTGAGGTGGCGCTGTGGTTCTCAGGAAATCATGGGTGTTCTGTGGTAGACTAAGGTGGCCCGGGGGGGACCCACGACGCCACGCCATGTTATATATACCCTCATGACCACATGGGAAGCAATTTGGAGGTCCATGAATTAGATAATTAACTTAACTAAAGTACAACTTAAGGGTTGACTTTTGAGGTGAGGCGGGTTATTCCTAAGAAATCCTAAGGAACCCTATTGACAAAAGAAGCTAAATATGTTATAATATAGTTATATTAGGTTGTTCATTAAGTATGTTATTAAAATTAATAACTAAGTTAATTCTTAAGATACTTAAGTTAGTCAAACCGATAGGTTTGGGTTTGGTCTTTTAAAGGAGAGCGATATGAGCTACGGTTACAAAAAGCCCGCCAAGAAAAAGAAGAAAAAAGCTAAGAAGAAGAAATGATAAACTACCGAGGCGAAAAGTTTTCTGGATATAATAAACCGAAAAGGACTCCCGGCAAGTCAAAGAAGTTTGCAGTTCTGGCAAAGCAGGGGGATAAAGTTAGGTTAGTTAGATTCGGTGATCCTAACATGAGTATCAAAAAGGATCAACCTAAGCGCCGCAAGAGCTTCCGTGCGAGGCACAAGTGTGATACATCTCCACCCAGTAAACTATCTGCACGTTATTGGAGTTGTAAGAAATGGTAACTGTCTTCCTACATAGTAGGGCAAAGTCAGGAGTGATAAATGTCAGACGATACACCAGTAAAAAAGAGACGAGGTAATCCAAACTTCTACAAAGGTATGAAGGCCCTCAATCCCGAAGGAAGACCCAAAGGTTCCCTAAACAAATACACAAAGCTCTCAAGAGAACTTATGTCCACCAAAGGACCGGAGATTGTAAACAAGGTAATTGAGATGGCATTGGAAGGCGATAGGCATTGTCTGAAGATGTGTATGGACAGAATTATCCCTACCTCAAAAGCAGTAGAGATTACACATGAACATCAGGACTTAGGTGTTAATATTATAATTGAAGGTGTAAAGGCTGTAGAAGCAAAGGAAGCAAAAGAGCAGGAAGTATTTGAGGCAGAGTTTGAAGAACTAAAAGATGCCTGATCTAAAGGTTACTCTTCACGATGCTCAGATGCAAATCTTCAAGTCTGACAAACGATTTAAAGTAGCAAGTTGTGGCAGGAGATTTGGTAAAAGTTATTTAGCTGCATGGGTGCTGATTATTAAAGCACTCCAAAGTGAGGATAAGGATGTCTTCTATGTAGCCCCTACATTTCAACAGGCTAAAGATATTCTCTGGTCAATCCTCAAAGACGTAGGTCAGGGTGTAATCAAAAGCACACATGAGAACACTGCTACAATTACACTGGTCAATGACCGTAAGATTTATCTAAAGGGATCAGATAGACCAGATACACTACGAGGCGTAGGTCTAGCATATGTCGTAATGGACGAATATGCCTCAATGAAACCAGAAGTGTGGGAGATGATCCTTAGGCCTACACTGGCAGACGTTAAGGGTGGTGCGTTGTTTATAGGTACACCCTCAGGTAAGAACCACTTTCACAAGCTGTGGATAGAAGCACAACTACCGGAAAACGAAAAAGATTGGGAGTCCTTTCAGTTTGTTTCAACAGATAATCCTTTTCTGGACCCCGATGAAATCGAAGCAGCAAAGAAATCAATGTCTACTCAGGCATTTCGTCAGGAATTTGAAGCTACCTTTGAAAGTTTTTCAGGTGGCGTGTTTAAAGAAGAATGGATTAAATATGAAGATGATGAAGAGTTTGATGAAGATACGGCCTCTAAAACGGGTTCGTATGTGGTTTCGGTCGATCCGGCGGGTTTTGAAAAGAGCGATAAGTCCCGAGGACTAAAGTCTTCCAAACTAGACGAAACAGCTATATCAGTAGTTAAAGTAGTTGGTGACGAGTGGTTAGTTAAGGATATACACCACGGTCGTTGGAACATCAAAGAGACAGCAGAAAAGATTATTACAATAGCTGAAGATGTAAATGCAACGACAGTAGGAATTGAAGCAGGTGCGCTTAAGAATGCCATCATGCCCTACATCGAAGATGAAATGAGAACAAGAGGTTCTTGGATTAATCTTACAGATGTTACTCATGGAGGCAAAAGAAAACAAGACAGAATAGTTTGGTCTTTGCAGGGTAGGTTTGAACACGGCAAGATCAAGTTTAGAAAGGCAGAGTGGAACCACCACTTTATAAGTCAGATGCTAGACTTCCCAAGTCCACTTTCTCACGATGACTTGTTAGACTCTTTGGCATATATAGACCAAGTTTCGGTAGCAGACTTTGCACAGCAGATAGAAGTACACGAGTGGGAACCCTTGGATACTGTATCAGGATATTAATTTATGGATGAACTATCATATAAAGACCCTAAAGCATCCCTAGTTTCGTGGGTTATAAGTAAGGTGGAAGAATGGGAAAACCATCGTAACACCAACTACATGGAAAACTGGGATGAGTACTATCGCATCTGGCGTGGTATTTGGTCTTATGAGGATAAAACCCGTGAGTCCGAAAACTCCAAGTTGATTTCTCCCGCCACACAACAGGCTATTGAATCGACTGTGGCAGAACTAGAAGAGGCTATCTTCGGTCAGGACATGTGGTTTGATCTGCGTGATGATGTTCTTGACCAAAACTCTATCGACGCTACGGTAGTTAAGGTTCTTTTACAGGAAGACCTGAACAGGTGTAAAGTAAAAGATGCAGTAGTTGAGTGTCTTTTAAATGCTGCTATTTACGGTACAGGTATTGCCAAGATTAATGTTATAGATGAAATAGATCGTGTACCAGTAGAAACTGCTGTTCCCAACACGCTTACTACAGATGTTAGTATTCAGGAAAATGTAATTACTTCTGTAAAGGTTGACTCCCTTACACCAAAAGAATTTGTTATTGATCCCTGTGTAACTTCTATTGACGAAGCTCTTGGTGTTGCACAGGTCGTCGCTAAGCCTAAGTATGAAATCATTGAAGGAATGAAAGAAGGGGTTTACGAAGATAAACCTCTGGGAAGTTATGACCATGTTGACTTTGGTTATGACGAAGAGTCGGACGGTGATTACTCCGATATGGATAAGGTTAAGATCGTAGAATACTGGGGACGGGTTCCCAAGAAGTATCTTAACAACAAAACCGAAGGATTGTTGGAAGAGTTTGATTACGAAGATGACGAGCTTGTAGAAGCCGTTGTTGTTATTGCAAATGATTCGGTAGTTCTTAAGGCGGCTGAAAATCCATATCTGATGAAAGATCGTCCGTTTGTGTCTTTTCAGCTAGATCGGGTTCCCAATAAGTTCTGGGGACGAGGCGTGGCAGAGAAAGGTTACAATCCTCAGAAGGCTCTGGATGCAGAACTGAGAGCAAGGATTGACGCTCTGGCCCTTACAACGCACCCCATGATGGGTGTGGATGCTACTCGTCTCCCAAGGGGAGTCAAGTTCGAGGTCAAAGCCGGTAAGACAATCCTTACAAACGGTGATCCTCGGTCAGCCTTGCTCCCCTTAAACTTTGGAAATGTAGCAAACACTACATTTACTGAAAGTGCTGAACTAGAGCGTATGGTTCAGATGGGTACTGGAGCAATGGACGGAGCTAACAGCAACTTTGCTAACCCCCGTAACTCTACTGCTTCTGGTATGTCTATGCTACAGGCAGCGTCTATCAAACGTCAGAAGCGTACTATTATGAACTTTCAGGAAAACTTCCTGATACCTTTGATTCATAAGTCTGCCTTACGCTACATTCAGTTTGCACCGGAGCGGTATCCGGCAGGGGACTACAAATTCAAAGCATACTCAAGCATGGGTATTATGGCTAAAGAGTTGGAGATGATGCAGCTTATTCAGCTTATGTCTATGACTCAGCCGGGAACTCCTCCCCACGCTATGCTTCTTATGTCCATTTTTGATAACAGTTCTGTACCAAACAGGGACGCAATGAAACAGGCTATTGCTCAGACAATGCAGCCTGACCCAGCAGCCGCACAGGTACAGCAAATTGCACAGCAACTTGAGCTTATGAAGTTGCAGATGGAAATTGAAGAGATGAAAGCCAGTGCAATGAAAGACACTGCACATGCCGTCAAGCTACAGTCCGAAGCTCAAACTAAATCGCCTGAAATTGACATGGCTAAAGTTCAGATGGAACTGGCAGAAAAGCTGGCACGTATTGAAAAACTTAAAGTAGATACTGAAAACGTAAGGTCTGAAACAATGCGTAACGGTCCTGAAGTTCAGCATCTACAGTCAGAAACTATTCTTAATCTTGCAAAAGCTCAGAACCAGTGACTGACAAAGAAATTCTTGAGGGACGTTTAGATTTATTTACCAACGACGCTTGGGTTTCCTTTACTAAGGAACTTGAAGAAATGGCAAAATCGTTGGAAAATATACAAAACATACCTGACGAGAAGACCCTGTTCTTACGAAGGGGTCAGGTGGATATGCTAAATATGATAATTAATTTAGAGGAAACCACCAAACTAGCGTTGGATCAATTAGAGTTAGATATCTAATCCCAACATTTTTTAACTCCATAATCTTTATAGACGGAGGATTGGTAATATGGATAGCATTGTTGTAGAAGAAAAAGTCGAGACGCCTGAGGAAGCAGAACAGTATGCGAACATCGAAGAGGCTCCCGAAGTGGAACAACCTCAGGAAGAGCAAGAGGTGGAACTACCTGAAAAGTTCAAGGGTAAGTCGATGGAGGACATCGTATCTTCATATGAAAACCTTGAAAAAGAACTTGGACGGAAGGGCCAAGAACTAGGCGAACTCAGGAAACTAACAGACGGTATTCTTCAACAGCAGATTACCACACAAGAAAGCGGAACAGAAGAGCTTGAAGAGGAAGTTGATTTCTTCGATAACCCTGAACAAGCGGTCAGTAAAGTTATTGAGAACCATCCTAAGTTCCGTGAGTTTGAACAGCAGCGTCAAACACAACAGATTGAGACGACTACTGCCAAACTTAAAGAAGCTCATCCTGATTTCATGGATATCGTTGCTGATTCCAAGTTTCAGGAGTGGGTTCAGGATAGCCCCGTGAGGCAGCAACTGTTTGTTTCGGCACACAATTACAATTTACCAGCCGCTATGGAACTGATGAATAATTGGAAAGAGCGATCACTGATAAATAACACAAGTGAAGTCGAAGCAGAAAAAGCAGCCAACCGCGAACAAGCTATGAAGGCAGGAAAAGGTGTTTCCCGTTCTTCTTCTGAGTCTACAGCCGGTAAAAAAATCTACCGTAGAGCTGATCTTATCAGACTTAAAACTACTGACCCTGCTCGTTATGAGTCACTACAGGATGAAATCCTAGCTGCTTATGCAGAGGGTCGCGTTAAGTAACCCTTATAAAGAAAGGAATTAAATTATGGCTTTGGGTACTGGACATCAAACTACCACGACGGGTGCAACTTTTATTCCCGAACTGTGGTCCGACGAAGTTATTGCCGGTTATAAGGCAAATCTCGTCCTCGGTAACCTCGTTACCAAAATCAACCACGCCGGTAAAAAAGGCGACACGATCCACATTCCGGCTCCGGTTCGTGGCTCTGCTAACGCTAAAGCTGCAAACACTCAGGTTACGCTTCAGGGCGACACCCATAGTGAAGTGCAGGTTAGCATCAACAAGCACTATGAATATTCCGTCCTGATCGAAGACATCACGGAAGTTCAGGCGCTTCAGTCGCTTCGCCGGTTCTACACCGACGACGCTGGCTATGCTCTTGCTACGCAAGTTGACACGGACCTGTTTGCTCTTTCCGAAGGCTTTCAGGGCGGAACGGTAGGCGGCACGGGTGCGGCTCTTTATGAAAAGGCTGTTATCGGTGGTGACGGAACGACCCTGTACACGGGTAACTCTTCGAACGCTTCTGACCTGACGGATGCTGGTATTCGTGCCATGATCCTCAAGCTGGATAACGCTGACGTTCCTTCGGATAACCGTTGCATGGTTATTCCTCCGATTGCTGCTAACGACATGCTCGGCATCAACCGCTTCACTGAACAGCAGTTCATTGGTAACGGTGACGCCATCAAGACCGGCAAGATCGGCAGCATCTACGGCATGGACGTTTATGTTTCGTCCAACTGCCCGTCCATCAACTCCGATGCTCAGCGCGTTGGTGTCATGATGCACAAAGATGCTCTGTGCCTTGCGGAGCAGATGGGTGTTCGTTCGCAGACCCAGTACAAACAGGAATACCTCGGTGACCTGTTTACGGCTGACACGCTGTACGGTGTTGCGGAACTCCGCGACAACGCTGGTGTTGCCTTCGTTGTACCTGCTACCTAAGTAGGTCTTGGGAGTCTCTAGTCTAACGGCTGGAGACTCCCACTCTTATACAGGATAAGCTAATATGATTACTCTTGAAGCAGCCTTATCGGATACCAGTTATAATCTAGAACTGGAAAAGATTAAAAATAAAATAGCACAGCTATATAAAGAACTGCTTACCAAGACTTTTAAACAAGCTAATCCCGCCGCAAGCATGGAAGAGTTGTACAGTTTTTTAGAAGAAAACGAATTGGAATTTAAAGATACCGAAGAGTTTGAAGACGAAGCAGAAGATATTGAAAACATTTTATCATTGCTTTCAGACAAAGAAGACTTAGACCTTATTAAAGAAAAATCTTTTGAAACTCCTTCGGTAGCCTCCGGTAAAACACCGGGAAACAAATCAAATGAAAAAGGTGAAGTTCCAAACACCGTAGCATTAAAAGATTACAAAGGAGGATTGTTTACTCCTCCAGATAAAAAAGTTAAGAAAGTTACAAAAGCACTTAAAACTCCTACTGGAAAAGTAACCAGAGTTATTGACGACAATCCTAAAGTAGACACTCAAAGGTTAAAAGAAGTGTGGGATAAGGAACGAGACAAGCTTTTGGAATTAGTTAGACAACGTAACAAGGAATATGGTGTTGTACTATGAAACCTGTTAAAAATCGAAAAGCCGGTAGCTTTGTCAAAAAGAAAAAGAAAAAGATGACAGAGGAAAAGAAAAAGAAAAACCTTGCTCGTTGGGCAGGAGAAAGGCTTCGAGTATCGTAATGCCCCGTGGAAGGACAAGACCATTATTTAAACCTATGCCTAAACCACAGACTCCTAAGTGGTCAAGGCAACAGTTGTTTATAAAGCTTTCTAACCAACGACAAAACGAAAGAGCGCCTTATGACGATGGTGACCAAGCTCTTTACGGTAGTATTAAATCATTGTATGGAATAGCTAGATATTCTTCACGCAGTTAAACACAAGAGGTAACAAATGAGCGATTATACAATTCAAGTTAGCTGGTCTGGCAAAGATGCTCTAGCCGATTCTGACCCTAATAAAATTATTTCTGGTGCAGATTTTAATACTGAGTTTGGCGCTGTTCAAACTGCGGTAAACAGTAAGTATGACTCCGCTGATCTCGGTGTAACTCTTCAACAGTACGACGCTGACACAGCAAAGACCGATGCGGCGCAGACGTTTACGGCCAGTCAGCGTGGAACTATCACCACAGACAACGACTTGAGTTTTGACCAGAACGCCACTAATAACTTCAAATGCACCCCCAGCGGCACCGGCACTCTGACGTTTACCAACCACACCGCTGGGCAGTCGGGCAACATCCTATTGATTAACACAGGCGGTCATGCGATCAGTCTACACGCAAATACCAAGGGTGATGCAAACCTAGCTAGCACAATTAGCACCGCTGGCACCTATTGGCTTAGCTACTACGACGATGGCACCAACGCATATGTGGTCACCAGCACGGCGTTTGCATAATGTCGATAATCCAAGGCACATCTAAATCGTCTGCGGCTGCGGCGTACGAAATCGAGCAGTCTATTCGTTTCAACGATGACGATGACTCACATCTTTACGATACAAGTTTTAGTGCTAGCCCAACATCTTCAACAGTTTGCACCATTAGCGTTTGGGTTAAACGTGGTAGTAATCTTGGCTCAAACTCTACAATCATTTCCGCCGGCGACCCGGCTGGTTCGACCTACGAAGCGTTACGTTTTGGCACAGGCAACCAACTTCAGTTTAGTCAAGCATCCAGTGATTATGATCTAAAGACAACTCAAGTTTTTAGAGACCCTTCGGCGTGGTATCATATAGTTGCCGTCCTTAATACTGGTGCTGCTGAAAGCAGTAGAGCCGCATTATATGTTAATGGCTCTCAAGTCACAGATTTTGCTACAGAGAATTATCCAAGTTCTAGTTATTCAACCAACTTTACATCAGGAGCATCTGGAGTTGCTCATGTTGTTGGTGCCAATGGGTATGAAGGGTCAGGGCCAGATTCTCAACATTTTGACGGCTATCTAGCCGAAATTAACTTCGTAGACGGCCAAGCACTAGACCCAACCAGCTTTGGTGAAACCAACAGCGATACCGGCCAGTGGGTGCCGAAGAAGTACACAGGCTCTTACGGAACCAACGGCTTTCGACTACAGGGGTCTAACAGTTCTGACCTCGGAGAAGACACTAGCGGCAACGGCAACGACTTTACCAGCAGTGGCTTGGCTGCGGCGGATCAGGTGCCAGACACGCCAACTCCAAGCGCCGATTCTGCTATCGGCAATCGTGCAACGCTTATGTCGATCCAAGATGGTTCGCCGACGATGTCTGAAGGTAACACACGTTTCAGCAACTCCGGCGGCACTCGCATTCAACGGACGACCAATCAGCCGCTTGTCGGCAAAACGTATTGGGAGGTTCTGGTTAATAACGCTACGCAAAATACTGCGGGGGTTTCGAGCGACCAGATCAGCACATTTACGAACGATACTTTCTATAATCAGACGACGCTCGTCGCTGGTTTTGACAATGCTAATTTTTACTACAACGGTAGCTTCACGACCTATTCACAACCGTCTGCAACGCAAAGGTGGATGTTCGCCTACGACGCAGATACCGGCGAATTGTGGAGCGGTGTGAACGGGACATGGCATAATTCTGGTAATCCAGCAGCGGGTACTGGTGAGGTTGCTACATTATCGACCAGCTATAAATGGTTCCCCTTTATTGGTGGAAAATCCGGTGCTGATCAGCAAATTATCTGGGGTGCGTCGAATATGTCGCACACTGTTCCAACCGGATTTACGGCAGACCTATCAAGCTATCGACAATCCGACCCAACCATTGCCGATCCGTCGGCGTACTTCCAAACCACAACGTACACTGGAGACGGCTCAAGCAGCAACGAAGTAAACCAAGCTGGAAATTCAACTTTCGAGCCTTCGATGGTCTGGATCAAGAGCCGCAGTGCAGCAACGAACCACGTTATTCAGGATCAAGTGCGTGGCAATTTCGTTTTGTATCCAGACCTATCTAACGCACAAGGCGCAACTGGTGGAGGTTGGGTTTCTAGCTTCGATAGCGATGGTTTCACTGTCAATGTAAACGGGCCTATCAACGCAAGCGGCGAAACTTTTGTTGGCTGGCAATGGAAGGCCGCAGGAAGTGGCAGCAGTAACACCGATGGTTCAGTAACTAGCACTGTAAGCAATAACAGCACGTCTAATTTTTCTATAGTCAAGTATACAGGAACAGGCAGCGGTGATTCTACTGTTGGTCATGGTTTAGGTGTCACACCTGACATGATACTACTCAAACATTTAGATCGTGCACAAAACTGGAGAGTTTTCCATACTTCAGAAGGCGTGGGTAAAACTGGATTTTTGAACAGTACCGCAGCTTTTTCAGCAGACCCTGATCGTATTACAGCAGTTAGCTCAACGACATTCACAGCGGCTGCAAACATGAATGAATCTGCCGACTACATTGCTTATTGTTTCGCAGAGGTAGAAGACTTCAGCAAGTTTACATCTTACGAAGGCAATGCTTCTACAGACGGTCCATTTATTTTTTGTGGCTTCCGCCCGTCTTTTGTGATGATTAAGAACGTAGA